ACCCTTTCCATACAACAACATTTCCTCAAGGTCTTGCTCTGTATTGTAGAGGTATCCGGGCCATTCTCGGATTGCTTGGTCGAATGCTTGGGAAATGTTTTCGGAGTTAACGAGTCGTTCTTTTTCATTTCCAAATTTGCTTTTGATCGTGCAACAAGCCTGCCGTTCGGTAATCACATCGTAGTAACTGGACTTCTGGTTATCAACGATGAATGCAAGTTGTCCGTAGTTTACATCTGATTGCCAAGGTAGTCGCTTTTCTGCGAGCTTGCTGTATCCAGTAGGTGGGAATGATTTATACGCCTTATAGATACGGATGCGTTTGTTCTCGCGCCCGATGTTGGCAAGTCGAAGATGATTTGCTATGTTCCAGCAATGCGAGGCATTGGAGATTCGTGTTTCCGGTGGTTTACCATCTTGGTCAAGAGTGGCTAAACTGAAATTATCGGAGCCGATGCTTAAAGACATATATTAAATAAGTTGAAGTTCTTCCCACCTCAGTGAGTTTTTTGAATTTTTTTTAAGGTTTAGTTTTGCTGGCAATACCTGTAAATTTGAAGGTATATGCAATCCTCCCTTTGAAATTGGAATTACATGGTCAACATGAAACTGAATTCCAAATCTTTTTTCAAGTCTTATTCTTTGCAAGTATATTGTTTCAATAATCAGTTTTTGATTATGCGTCAAATCTGGTGTGTTGTTTTTTTTGGTGGCTCTACGTTTCGCGCTTCCTTTTCTTAAAAGTAATTTATATCTTTCCGGATTTTCCTTTTTCCAATTTTTAAAATTTTCTTTAGCTTTTACTGAATTTAATTTATTCCACTCCCTTGAATTTTGCCGATGTTTTTCTGGATTTTTTTTCTTTTGCTCCCGATCTCTTTTTCTAAAAAGATCAATATTGTTTAAACGAGCAATTTTTGTTTTAGCGAGTTTTTTTAATCTGTTTTTAGAATACCATTCTCTTTCATATCCCCTACGAGAATTTAAATTTTCATTCCTATTTTTTGTAGACCATTCATTTTGAGATTTTTTAAGTTCGCAAAATTTTTCTTCAGTAACCCAATATCCTTTTTTGCGAATCAATGCCCAGAAAACCATGCCGTCCTCTCGGACATCCCCACGCTTATATTTGATGATGGTTTCCATTTTTATCGTTTACGATAATTTATTCAAGGCATTTCTTCGTTTGTTACATGAAGAACATCCTCTCGCTTTATGCTCAAGTTTAGTTCCTAAAACCTTATCAGTAGCCGCTGCTACAGTGTGGATAGCTTGGGCAATACGATCACCAAGTCCATCGTTATACCAGCAACGATCACTTGGTTGCCTTTGGCAGATTTGATCTTCTATCATTTGCTCGATGTTATCTGGAAGCTCAACTCCGTTTGAGCGGTAATCTTTTTTAACTCCAGCAATCAAACTCGACCATGAGTTCCCATAAACAATTGCTGGAAATGTTAGGTTGCCCCTCTTAATTTCATATTTCCAGTAGTAGCCACCGACTGGAGCGAGGTTTTTGTTTTTCAGTTTCATCTTGCCTTTCGATGGAAAATATATTTTCTTATTGATATGTCAAGAGTTTTTTCTTCCAACAAGGGTATTCAAAAATATGGGATGAGGTTCCCAGAAAACATGGACGAACTTGGAATAGAACTTTATTGCTATGCAATTTCTCATAACAAGTATGGAAAAAAATACTGTATCGAACACAATATTAACCTAAATGATTTTAAGTTACTATCTCCATCCGAACATTTCCTTAATGCTGTGAAACTTCAATGGCCAACTGAAGTTTCTATCTACAACAGAGGATATGCAAATACTCAGTTGATTAGGACGCTGGATGAGTTATGTTCCAATACTGACATCTGCTTGGCGGGTGCTGCTTCGATGGGTAAGTCATTTCCAGTCGCACTTTGGGTTTATCTTGATTGGTGTGCTGCCCCGCATTGCACTTCTTCTTGGGTTGCTACCACTACTCTCGGTGCGTCCGAAGATCGTATCTGGGGTATCATTTCTAAACTTTGGAAGTGTGCCCGTGTTCAGATTGGCAAACTTGTAGACTATCGTCACATGATTGTTTGGGGAGGTGCATCGAACGACGAAGATAAAGATTATCGTAATGCGATAAAAGCTCTCGCCTTTCAGTCTGGTAACGAAGGTCAGAAGGCTATTGATACTACCCGTGGTCGTAAGAATGATCGTGTTCGCTTGGCACTTGATGAGTTGCCCGAAATGGAGTTAGGCGCAATCACAGCAAGAACCAACTTGGCATCCAACAACGACAAAGTGTTTATTGGAATTGGCAATCCATCTACAGGCGACAATCCACATACTCGATGGTGTTTACCAAAAGGTGCTTCAAATTTTGATTCCGTGAACCAAAACATGGATAAATGGGAAACCGAAACTGGAGTTTGCCTGTTCTATAACGGAATGAAGTCACCGAACTTTCAAGCACCAGAAGGCGAACCATCTCCATTCCCGTTTCTAATGGATCGTGAGAAGCAGAGTGATATGCTCCGTCTTTCTTATGGCGACGAGAATGCTATCGACTATGTGCGTAATGCTATCGGATGGTGGCCGAAGAGTGGATTCGCTCAGACCATTCTCACCGCTGATCTAATTCGTAACGCAGATACTAACGAAGAACCACTATGGGATTCTGAAGGATTTACTAAGGTAGCAGGATTCGATACTGCATTTACAGTTGGTGGTGACAGATGCGTTCTCACTATCGCCAAACTTGGGTATGTGCGTGGAACTCGCAATCGTGTTATGTGGCTTGAGAGTCAGAAGGTAATCCAGTTATCCGCCAACGCCGCTGCTGAGTTTGAAATTCAATTGGCTAACGAAGTAGTTGCTCTATGCCGTGCTGCTGGTGTTCAACCATCTAAATTTGGTATGGACGTATCCGGTGATGGTGGCCGAGTTGGACAGGCTATCATTCGTGAGTGGCTACGCTTTGATTCATCTGGCGCAGCAATCGCTCTTATCTCATCTATGGGTAAACCTACTGACCGAATCGCAGCAGAGGTTGATAAACGCCCGTGTAAGGATGTTTACGATAGACTTGTGTCTGAATACTACTACTCGGCTTATCACGCATTCAAGAGTCGTGTCCTATTTGGTGTTGATCCAGCTTCTGATTTAGCGCGGGAACTTTGCCTTCGTCGATACACGATTAAGTCTAAAAAGATTTCCATTGAGACAAAGGATGAACTTAAAGGAAGAACGGGATACTCGCCCGATTTGAGCGATAGTTTGATCTACGCACTTGAGATGGCGCGGCGTAATGGACTTGTTTTTATCGGAAACGATAAACCAGTTCCGACTAACAGATTTTGGGCACGGGATGAAGTATCAATTGATACCACCCAAGATGATGACTACGGATCAGATGATAACGGAGACTGGTAAAAAATGGCCGGGTTAACTCGGCATTATCGGGAAGGGCGTTTAAAAGCGCACCACCTCAGCCGCCGACCATTTAAATCAATCAAGAATACCTTCAAGTTCCAAGGTATTCGCTACTTCTTCTGGAACTACGATACGGATCATCTTCTCCCCGTCAAGGAAACCAAGAGTTTCTTTAACGCGAATATCTTTTTTGCTTACCCAACATTGGTTGAATTTCTGACGAAACAGAATCTTCGTAGGGTTCTCACTTACTTCGGTTCCTTCGCAGATGATGCGGGATTCAAACGTTGTATTCATAAATTAAATAATTGTTCTCTCTGGCCCATGCAGGGTTGTCGTGAATGAAGGTATGACATTTTCTACAGACTGCCATGAATGATTCCTTTTTACAAAGGTTCTTGCCCCTGCCCTTTTTATGGTGAATGTCAGTTGCATACATCCCACAAACTTCACAGGCGTAGTCTTTTTCCTCAAGGTATTCTTTTCTAACTTGTCTATAAGACTCATTCCTTTGTTTGCCCCTTTGAGAAAAGGGATTTAGTTTTCCTCCGCGCTTTTTGAAACCCGTTTTTGCTTTAAGTGGGGTTTTTCTTCGTAGCATAGTGCGATTACTTTCTCTACTTGTTCTTTTTTTAAGATGCTCTTGGAGTTTACTTCGATCTGGTTGATGAGTGATCCAGTCACGCCGATCTTCTCTCCAAGCTCTCGGACAGTCAGCCGCAACATCCTGCGAGTCTCACGCAACTGGGTGGCGAAAGTTTTCCTTCCGATAGAACGAACCATGCGTGATTGCTCGTAGGCAGTCATGCAGGACTCATATGCGTCTTCTAAAGGATGTCTCATTTCCAGAAAAAATAAACCAAGACTATTGACAAGTCAACACTTTTTTGTTACTATGATTGCTTATGGATAACACTAACAAAATCAAAGATAACGCAGAAAAACTACTCGCTGGAGTAAGGCAAACTGTCATGGTGACGAACCTATCTTTAGCCGCCGCTTTGGATACTCCGTTCATGGCTACATACGAAAGTGATGACGGAATTCTTGTGATGGCACTCAAGCCTAACAACACAGCAATTCTTACAGTAGCCGCCTCTAACAGATATGCGATTATCAAATCAGACATCATCATTACTAAGGATGGTATTGGTGAACGCCGATCCACCTTTGAATGCGAGACAAAAGAAGACGCTGATCAAATTTGGGACTTACTCAACGACAGAATGTATGCTTGGTCGAAAGATGAGATTGAACAAGTAGAACTGATCTAATTATCGTTAACGATAACCTTTTTCCTGCCGTCAGGAAAAAGGTGCTTGACATAGAATACAACCTGTAGTAGTTTTCAGTCGTGCGAGAAATCGTGCCTTCGGGGTGAGAGCCGAAGTGAAGGATAAAATTAAATTAACAAACAAACTATATGATCCCTTGTGGTGGTAAACCACTCTCATGCGTCAGTTGCCGCTTTTATCCGCTACCACAAGGGGTCGCCTTTTTCTAAAATGAAAAAATATGACGATTGTCCAATAAGGACAAAAAATGGGATAATGATTAAACGAAAAATAATTCGTATTCAAGGATTGAATCCTTTACAACGAACATTATTAGCATACATCGAAAATTGGGATAGGGGATGCGTAAATGATAGTGATTATTTAGCGTTTGTTTTTAATGTATCCAAAAAAAGTATAAATTCAGCATTGGATTGTTTAGCAGCAATGGATTTGATATACTCTCAAAAAAATCGTGATGAATTTAAAATATTCTGTAACATCAATTTGATTAACGATGTTTATGGGGAGGGAATTGAATTATGAGCGAAAAGAACGAAAGGGTATTTCGCGGAGTATGGGTTCCAGTAGAGATATGGGAATCTCAATCGCTATCGTGGATGGAGAAATGTTTGTGGGCAGAAATCAGTTCTCTTGGGACTGAAGAGAAACCATGTTTTGCAAGTAATGGTTATCTTGCAAAAATGTTTCATAGCACGGAATCAAGTATGTCAAACATGATTTCAAAATTGAGGTCATTGAAGATGATTAAACAAATTTCTTACGATGGCAGAAGTAGGAAAATTCTTGCTGTGTTACCAAATGAGACTTCACCTACAAGTGAAGTCAGAGTTCACCCACAGGTGAAGTCTGATTCAACCCACAAGTGCAATCAGAGTCAACCTGCTGGTGAACTCAGACTCAACCCACAGGTGAACATAGATACTAAGGGAGATAATAGTAGAGATACTAAAGGAGAGTTATCTCTTAATCTCTTAACTTTTCAACAACGAGCAAACCGACTTCTCGGAAGACGCGATACTACGAACTGGACACCAAAGGAAATAAAGGCAGCTAAACCTAACCTCGATACCTGCGAAGAAGATTGGAAGTTACTCGAAAACTTCTATTCCAAACGAAACGAAAAAGACGTTTACACTCGCCGCTCAATGGAAACCCTCCTTAACAACTGGGCTGGCGAGATAGACAAAGCTCGCGCCCACAAGGAAAGCGAGAGTCAAATGGGTTTCTTTAACAACAATTCATTCTAACCAGAACGATTCTCCAACTTTTGATTATCGTTACCGATAAAACCTAAATAGAAAGAAAAATGAATGAGCTACACTTATTTGCTGGAGCAGGGGGAGGAATCCTCGGCGGGATGCTTCTCGGACATACCACTGTCTGCGCTGTCGAACTTGAACCTTACTGCCGAAAAGTCCTACTCCAAAGACAACGAGACGGCATCTTGCCCAAGTTTCCAATCTGGGATGATGTCTGCACCTTCGATGGGAAACCTTGGCGCGGAAAAGTCGATGTCGTCTGCGGAGGATTCCCTTGCCAAGATATTAGCCCTGCAAGAACAAACAATCACATCAACGGAAAGCATAAAGGATTACAAGGAAATCGCAGCGGCCTTTGGAGTGAGATGCGCCGCATTATTAACGAAGTTCAACCTAAAGTTGCTTTTATTGAAAATTCCCCGCAACTGCGGACACGCGGACTTAGCGTTGTGCTGCGAGACATTGCCGCGATGGGGTATAATGCTCAATGGGGTGTGTTTGGAGTTCGCAACTTTGGCGCGGATCATATCAGAGAGCGGATTTTTATCTACGCTTCCAACTCCAACCTGCCACAATGCGAAGGAGGGCAATTATCCAGCAGAGCATACAAGGAAAACAAAAACTTTGGCTGCGCAAGTTGGTGGAAAAGTGAATCCGAATTGGAACGAGTGGCGCATGGGATGGCCAATCGGGTGGACAGACTTAAAGCCATTGGAAATGGACAGGTTCCACTTGTGGCGGCAACAGCATTCAGAATTTTAAAAGGAAAATAAACAAATGAAAAAAGTCCCAATAGCACGAAAGAGTGAAGCGGCAGCACTCTCACTAATCGCAATCGACAGAAACATCCTTTCCCAACAAACATGGGATAGTGGTTATTTCGCCATAAACGCCAACAGGCTCGTCTTTGATGCCCTACAAGGGGTTCACCAGCGGACAGGGGTTTGTTGCCCGTTCTCGGCCATTGCTGAGTTGGAAGCTACCAGCAATCTTGAAGCGGCTGGCGGCGAAGATGCAGTTCACGAAATCTTATCCACGATGAAGGTAGCATCTGGGAAGGTTTGCCAAGACATGGCAGACGATTACCGGAAGCATCTTCATAAAACCAAATCCTACCGAGATGTGATTACTCTCATGGAGAAGGAAGAACCGAATCTACGGACAGGCAAAACGAATCTAAAGGAATTATCGGAAACGATAATGAAGTGCGCCGAGGATCGGACGAACAAAGTGAAACCAGTTAAAGACCTAATCATCGAAATCATTGATGAGATGGAAGGAAAGGTAAAAGAAGAAGTCTATCCTACTGGATTACTGAAATTGGATCGTGCGCTCAAGGGAGGAATGCACAAAGGAGAGATGATGACAGTGGCATCAGAGACTGGCGGTGGTAAATCCATTTATCTCGTCCAAGCTGCACTCGCAAATCTCATGGAAGGAAGATCAGTGCTCTTCTTCAGTCTCGAAATGAAAGCTAAAGACATCCTAACTCGCATGGCTTGCAATATCGCAGGGTATGCAATCAGAGAACCAGAGGATTACAAGAATGCTAATCAACAGGAACTCGCCAAAATCAGTGCCGCATTGTTGAAATTACACCAGTTACCCCTCGAAATCGTGGACGGAATAGCTGAAATTGACGAGATTGAGGCCAATATCAACCGATACACTGGAGAAAACAGAGCAGATATTATTGTCGTAGATTACCTGCAAATTATCTCATTTGATGGTGTAGAAAGCAGAGAAGGGCAGTTATCCGAGATTGCAAGGAGGTTAAAACTGGTAGCACTGAAGAATAATGTGATTGTTTTGACCGCTTCTCAGCTAAATGACGAAGGAAGACTGCGGGAATCACGCGCAATTGGAATGCACTCTGACCAAGTGGTGTATGTTGAGCATATCAAGGAGAAAAGCAGGCTAACAGTGAAGAAAAACCGACGTGGCGCGAGGAATTATACCACAGAAATCATCATGCGTGGAGATATTTCAAGACTTGAGGAGGTTTATTGATGACAACTGACCAAGCCTACGGAAAAGCGTTGAAATATTTGGAGGCGGCTAACACAATTTGGGAGTCTCAAGACAAAGAAAGGTATTGCATTGCAGAGAACTACTGGAATGAGGGAATGAAAATCTACGATGAGTATTTTTCTGATAAAAAAACGTTGACACAGATACAAGATGTAGATAGTATGCTCCCATGAATAACGACAGACCACTATACTTTGTTTTGGGAATATTAACTGGAGCGGCGGGGACTTGGATAGTTGCATTATTTTTCTACATAATCAAATGAATAACAAACCTACACCAGAAACGGATGCGGCAATATATCCAATGACTGGAGTTGATATTGTTTGGCCAGAATTTGCTCGCAAACTGGAACGCGAGCGAGACGATTTACAAAAGGCCGTAAATGGTTTGTGTGAACACATTGGAGTAAATCCAGCAAACACAACGCTACTTGCGGTTGAGGTTCTGAAAATAGAACGCGAGCGCAACGAGGCGAGGGAGTTACTGGCAAGCGAAAAAATTACGCGGAACCATATCATAAAGCGTTCGGTTGAGGTAGAGCGCGAGCGCGACGAGGCGCGGGAACGCATTGAAAGACAAAAATTGGAAATCGTTCGCTTGAATGGGGCAACGAGTCACGCTGGAGGAACTCCTCTTAAAATCGCTTTGAGAGAGTGCGACGAGGCGAAGAAGCAGGCTGCTATGTGGAAAGCTAATCACGATAATCAGGTATCATTGAAAGCAATGCTGATGGATCGACCAGATTTAGGCGACAGAGCATATCGAATTGCCGAACTGATCCGCGAACGCGACGAGGCAAGGAAGGATTTGCAAGAAATAAAGGAATACGGCACGGAGGAAATCAATGCCGCCGTTGATCTACGTCAAAAACTTGCTCAGGCTCTTTTGGATTTGGATAATATGCAAGACCAACGCGACCTTGCAATGAAAGTGATAAAACGCCTTGAGCGCGAACTCGCCGAGGCGCAGAATCAACTCTCGCAAATACATCGCTGGATTGAACGCAACCACGCAGACGGATTTATTGACTCGCTAACATTTTTGCAAAATTTAGAGCGAGTTGTCGATTGTTGGTATGATCGTATCGATGCAATCGAATCGGATGCTCGTCGTTACTTAAGAGGGCGCGATGAGGCGAGGGAGCAAGCCCAAAAGTTGCGCGTCCAATTAAACCATTATACGCAAGCGAATGAGATGGCAGAGCAAGCCTTCCGTGAGCGCGACGAGGCTCACAAAATTGCGGAGCAAGCGATTGATGATTTAGCATGGTTTAACGAAATAAATGCACAGATACTACGCGAACAACTTGAACAAATTAAAGAGGAAACAAAATGAGCAGACCTACACCAGAGACGGATGCGGCTGAAGCTAAACGCCGAGCTGAGTGGCTGCACAAACACAAAGCGCACAAAGACTGGATTATTTTATCTGTGTCAGAGGTTGCTGTTATTCGTGACGAGCTGTTGATTCTTGAGCGCGAGCGAGACGAGGCGAATAAAGAACTTCATAAACAGATTGTTCGGTTTGACGAATTGTTTGCAGAGGCAGAGAAAATCAGAATCGAGCGAGACGAGGCGCGGGAACGCATTGAAAAACAAAAATTGGAAATCGTTCGCTTGAATGGCGCAACGAACCATGCTGGAGGAACCCCGCTTAAAATCGCCTTGAAAGAACGCGACGAGGCGCGGGAGGCACTTGAAGAAGAAAAGAAATGGCATAATCAAACTCATACTGAATTAGTTCAGACTCAATGCAAGCTACTCGATATGGAAATGAAGTGTGACCAATTACAAGATGAAATCAAACGATTGAAGGTGATTTTAGATTTAATTAAAAAAGATGTATCATGATAAACTCAAGAGCTAAAGGAGCAAGAGGAGAAAGAATGTGGCGTGATCAACTCCGCGCTGAAGGCTACACCGCTAAACGAGGACAGCAGTTTGCTGGAGGACAAGACTCACCAGATGTAGTCTGTGAGGAATTGAAGGGTAAACTCCACTTTGAGGTAAAGTGTGTTCAGAATTTGAATTTAGATAAGGCTTGTGAACAGGCCGAGCGAGATGCTAATGGCATTGCTTGGGCCGTGGCTCACAAGAAGAACAATAAGAACTGGAAGGTAACAATCCCTGCTGACCTGTTTTTTAAACTACTAAGGGATGGAATGGACGGACTATGAAAAATGAATTTATAATAACAATTGACGAAAAATTTTGTGTATACAAGTATGTTGTAAATCTTCCAGACGATGTTGCAATTTACGATATTATTAAAACAATTTGCGATAAATATAAAATAGAAACACCAGAAGCAATTTATGAAAAAACCAACAACAAAAGCAGGTAAGGCCGCAAAGGTGGCTAAAGTTATGAAAGAATACAAAGCTGGCACACTCCATGCTGGCATCAACCCTAAAGGCCCGAAGAAAGCACCACTTGCTAAAAGCCGTAAACAGGCCGTAGCTATCGCAATGAGTTCAGCGGGGATGAAAAAGAAGAAATGAAGATCAACGGCAAAGATATTAAGGGTAATGTTGATTCAAATGATGGTCGAGTAGGATGGAAATATCCACTCAACTCCAAACAGATCAGCAAAGCCTGTGAAGACTTCTTCAAAAAACGCGGAATGAAACAATATGATTGTTGCGGAAGACCAAAGAAAAATGACCTGCCCGAAGTGTGAATCACCTACAGAAGTCATCAATAGCAGAAAGAAAGATGGCACAGTAGTAAGGAGAAGACTTTGCTCATGCGGAGAAAGGTTCTCAACCAAAGAAGTAATTACTGCTTCTAAACAAATTAGTATAAAGCCATTAAAAGCACTCTCTATGACTAAATCGGTAGAAGGCCACTGGGCAGTAAAGTTAGATGAAAACACGCCAGAATGGGCGAAGAAGATGCTAATCAACCTATGATACCACAATTCCTTTTTATCTACGCCAAAGAAGGTAAGATAAAGTGTTTAACAGTAGATGAAGCGTATGAAGAAAAATTGACAAGTGAAGGATGGGCGCACACCGCTACTATTAGCCCAGCAAGATGGATTGAAACTATGGCAAATGGAAATCAAGACCCATCTGATATGTTAGATGAACTTCAATTTAAAAATCCATGAGTATCGTTAACGATAATATGAGCGAAACACCAGAGACGGATGATCAGCCAGTCATTAACGCAATCAACGAAAATGGCTACCAAGTGCCGTGCGTTGATATTGAGTATGCACGCAAACTTGAACGCGAGCGAGACGAGGCAATTACACGGCGCATGGAAACAATCATGCAGTGTGAGTTATACGAGCAAGAGCGCGACGAAGCGCGGGAATCGTTGCGCGAGGCATGGCTGGCAATGGATGAAATGGACGGCACAGACCGAATGAATGACTGGCAAAACAAGCACGCAAATATATTGGAAAAAAAATGAATTGGGACGAATACGCAATGAG